TGGAATATTGATTTTAAAACGTGAAATAGCGTCATAATATTTTTTAACATAACTCATCCTTTTGTTCTTTGGGTATTGAGCAAAAACAGTAGCTGCAATCATCATATACATAAATTGTGGAGTTTCAAATACTTCTCCTGTACTTCTGTCTTGCACTAGATATTTGTCAATGACTTGTCTTAATCCTGCATATGTAAAATTATAATCTCTTTCGTGATTTAACCAATTTTCCATTCGGTCAAAATCTCTTCTATCATACCATTTTAAAATAGAAGGATCATAAACTCCTCTATCAATACCAGTTTGTACGTGGTGGTAAATATGTGGATGATCCCACATTTTTCTGAATAATTGTTTTCTTAAACTATAGAGTAATAGTCTAGCGGCAACATATTGATAATTTGGATTATCTAAAGTAATTAAATCGTTTGCTGATTTTATTAAAATTTGTTGGATTTCATTTGTGGTTATTCCATCATAAAATTGTAAACCACTATTCATTTCAACCGAAGAAGCAGATACACCAGTTATATCTTCACACGCATACTCAACCATTTGGTGGATCTTTTCAATGTTTAGAGGTTCCTTTCCTCTACCATTTCTTTTCACCACACTTATATTTTCATTAACCATTGACACTCTCTTTCTTTAACATTTTTTATAATAACTTAATTTTGTTATTGCTTCTAATTTAGAATAGGTATTATTATATATAATCTTTCTTAATTCTGAAATTGAGATTCCATTCATAATCATTTCATTTACATCTTTAAATTGAATCTCATTTGGCCATATTACTACATTATAATCTTTTTCAACCACGTCATACATACGTTTCACAATTTCTTTATTACGAGGTTCATTATCAAAGATATAAGTTACCTGGTCTTTAGGTATTCGTAGCGTCAAATCAGCACCACCAGCTGCTAAACAATTTTCTAAAAATAAACTATCAAGTGGTCCTTCAACTATGTAAATATGTTTTTGATAATTTATTCTTTCAAGACCATAAACTTTTTGTTTGTTCTCATCAAGTTTAATAGTAATATACTTTGGTTGTTCTTTACCAAATGCTCTACCTTGAAACGCAAATAATTTACCAGTTGTATCAAAGAAAGGAATAATTAATCTAGGGTGTTCATATTCTTCCTTAAATGTATTCGGTTTTACTTTGTTAGCAAATTTATGAAACTTATTAACAAAATAAATTATATCATAATATTTTTCAGGGATTAGTCTTTTCTTGACATACTCTTTTACAGGATGTCCATCTTCTAAAGTACTAACTTTTACGCAATCATCTAATAGGTTTGATTCCTCAAAAGCGGGTTTAAAATCAAACTTCGGTTGTGGCGTGGATTGTGTTGCCGAACCTTTATATCTTTCTAAAACGTAATTGCCGTAAATTTTGGGATCCAAAAATTTGATAAAATTTGCCAAATTCTGTCCCATACCACAATTGTGGCATTTGAAGAACATATCATTTTTTACCCTATAAAGATATGCTCTTGCTTTAGTCTTACTCTTCTGTGAATCACCACAATGGGGACATCTGAAATTAAACAGATAGTCGTTTTTCTTTTTAAACTGACTCAATCTTGAAGAGATTGAATTGATAAATTTTAAATCTATATAACTTGACATAACACGTTTTCACTATACTACATTTAACAAAAATAGTCAAGTTTCGTTGCCGACTTTTTAGGGTAAAAATATGCCCAGGATAATTTCACCCCTAAAAATGGATGGCTTTTTCCTAGTTCATCATTTCAAGAATAGCCTCAAAATTGCCAGCTACTATCCAACCTATTACTATAGCGCCGCCAAGTATAATCCATCTATATTTTTCTAGCATTCCAACTCTGGAACCTATGTCTACTCTTATTGCTTTTATCTCAAGCAATAGTCTTTTTTCTACTTGATTTAATTCGTTTGTTAATTCTGTATGGACTTTATCTATCTCTCCAGCACGTTCTTTTAATTTCTCAAATATTATCTCATCAACTTGTTCTTGTCTGCTTATTTTTTCACTATGTACTGCTAACATAGATTTAATAGACGTGGATACGTCTGTTAGTTTGTCTATTGCTGTGTCTAAACGTGAGTGGATAGTATTGACTTGTTCAATATCTTTTTTTAATTTTGCTATTTCAACTTCGTTTGCCATTAGAATTCTCTATCAATCCATTTGTAAATGGACCAATCCATATAAATTAATAAACCAAATATTAAGAATAAATTGATAGTTCCGTAGTCCATTTTAATCCGTTTGTATTATTGTAATATTATTTTGTAAGAGAGTATCTCCTACGTCAAGGTGTTGAGCTTCTTTATCTTGTAATATCTGAACATCAGCCTCATTATCAGTTTCAGTTTTGATATAAGCTCTATGATTATCGTTATATCTATTTATAATTGTGTAGTCTCCACTCTCACTTGCTGTTGCGTCAAAATCGTTATTTAATGTTGAGTATCTTCCTGTTCTAGTTTCGGAAGATGAACCTGTAAGTTCATTTGTTGTAGTAATAGTTTGTGTGATATCTCCTGTAGTATAGTTTAATGTTTCACCACTAGCAGTTATTGTAGTTTCTGAACCACTATTGTCAACCCATTCAGTACCACATTTAGAGTTTGCTTTATCCCAGAAATAACCCCAGGCAGTACAATCTTCCTCGTTATCTATATCTGCTAACCATAACTCTAATTCAGCGTCTATATCATAATCATCTTCATAAGCATATTCATCTTCCCAGCTTGTTTCTGTATCTTCATTGTTATAATCGTAACCTGTATACCACCAATCGTATAATGCGTCCCAGTAAACATCCCAATCATTCCAAGACCATTCTGAAAGATACTTTTTCTTTAAGTCTTTCATCTTCCAAGGTTTAGGTTGGTCAGGACACATTTCCCAATTCGGCCAAGTTCCACACCAACCATACATCTTACCAAATAATTTTTTAGATTTCTTATCCCAACTATCATAGGTTACTTTTAAATCCCAGTCATCTTTGTACCATTCGTTTAAGTAATCAATGTACTCTTGGTTACACCAATAGTCTTCGTAACCATTATACACACAATAGTTTTCTACTGTTAATTTAGGAGGACCACCTTGAGCAATATATTCAGCGTTTTTATAATATGAATCATCTAAAGCAAAGTCTTCCCAAGTATAACCTTCTGATAGTTCAACTTCTGTTTCTTCTTTTGTTTCTTCAACTACGTCTGTTGATTCTACTTCTACATTCCAAGAAGTTAAACCATAGTCAGATAAAATTTCGTTATATGCTTCATCATAAGCATCCCAATCAACCTCGTCCCAATTTATATTATCCCAATCAACACTATCCCAAGTACAATCTGAACAACCAATGGCGTCAAAATATGCTTGATCCATTTCAGCATACATTTGTTTAGCGTCATCCCAATCCATAGTCTTTTCACCTTCAGCATCCCATACTGAAATTTGGTTATCTTCATCTATATAACCCCACTCTTTTAAATCATCTTCCCATTCATCATAATAAGATGTATCTACTTCTGATTCAATAGTTGTATCTAAACCTTTTTCTTCTACTGATTCCATTTCAATCATTGAATCTGTTTCACTAGCAGACATATCTGTAGCAACAATTGTATTACTATCTTCTACAACACTTGCTTCTTCATTAATAATTGCCTCTTCCATCTCCTGTGCCTTTGCTTCTTCTTTAGACATTTCAGATTTCTTATCTACATCACCAAAAGATTTTGATGATTCATCTTTTATTTCATCTTCAAATTTATCTAACTCAATAATATCTTGTTTATTAGTTTCTATTTTTGGAGGCGTAGGTGCTAAATCATTATTATAAACGGTTACTGAATTGTAAGCGTTAGTTATTGTTTGAGAACCTGCGTCATTGGATACGGTTACTTGACCTACTGCACCATCACTATCAGGCAACAAAGTAATTGTTGCTTTACCTGAGGTATCAACTGATCCTGAAAAGGCAGTACCTTGTACTGTAATTGTGGCATTACCAGCATTTATATTTACTTCGCCACCTAATGCTGATACACTTCCTGATTCATATGTAAATGTACCAACGTTAACTGATATATTCATTGCCAATTCTATAGGTACAACCGAAGTATCAAAAGCAAATTCATCAATAATTAATTCTGTATTAGGTCCCATAGTAAATTTAGTTTTATCAACATATGATATAATCATACCACCATCTTCACCAGTTTGTAAAAAGTCGTTCATCTGCAACTCATAACCCATTGATGTATTTTGAGTTTGGCCATCACGTTCATTCCAAGTAGTACCCATTTGACCTATAACTTCACCTACTTTAGGTGATGTTATTTGAGCACCTATACTAGTACAGAAAAGTACTAAAAAAGATATTAGAAAAAATATCTTTCTCATTTAACACCCGCTGTTATTTAATTGTACAGTTGTGTCTGCTGTTTGATTGCTTCTATTGTATGTGTAAGTACAAGTGTCTGAACCGTCTTGGTCTACTAATAAAGTAAAGTCATAAATTGATGAACCATTTACTGTTAAAGTAGCAGTATTAGAACCACCTGTTTGTTTTAATTCTACAGTTGCGTCCGATGTGTAGATATAAACATATGCTTTATTATTTCCACCACTTCCATAATATCTAAATGTATTATCGTCTCCACTAGTTACCGTTTTCATATAATTGTTATCTCCATATTGGATCATTCTAACGTGTGAACCAACTGCGTCTGGGTGAACATCTAAAACATTTGAGTCACCTATAATATCGTGTACTTGATAGTTGCTTGCACCCCAACTTGCCATATGTACTGTATTGGAACTTCCAATTATATAAACGTCAATAGTTGCACCTTCATCACCGCTTGTATCAGCAAAGATACCGTGAGACTCTACATCAGGACCTATCATTACGTTTGCTTTACTAGAACCAACCATACCAGTTGAGTTAGTTGCACCATAAAATTCTACATCATTTGAGTCACCTGACATAAGAACATATAAGAAGTGTGAATCACCTCTAACATATGCCCAAAAATCATTTGAGTCTCCTCTTATATCTAAATCTATGTGAGTATCTTGTATGTCATCACTTGTATTTGAATCTATTTCTACTATATTTGAAGCACCTGTAATATCAATATCGTAATAATGACCATCAGCACCTACGTCATCTAGGTCTAATCTTAATACGTTTGAGTTACCTGTTGCTGAATAATCAAAAGTCATATTGGAACCCATAAATGACTTGTGGTTGCTATCAGTAGCAACGTTATTATTACCTAATTGTTTGATGATAAGTGTTAAATTTGCACCTTTTACATTAAAGGTTGAAGAGGTACTTATACCTACCTTATTGCCTGAACCATCTTGTTTAATATAGATTGATCCTGGAGCTGTCTGGTCGTCTTGTTGAATATAAACAGAATTACCTGCCCAACAATTAATTGTTGTCGCCAGAAGAATCACTATCGCTATCATTATCTTTTTCATCAGCATTCTCCTTTTCTGTTTCTTCTAATTGATTCCACTCTTCTTCAGCAGCTAATTCTTTTAATACTTCATCTGCCGCTTCGTTTTCTTTCTTTAATTTCTTTTCTTCCAAATAGTCTTCATAAGTTTTCTCTGGTTTTACTTCACCCATATCTACGTGTATACCATTTTCTACTTTATTGGTACCATCATCATCTATATAATCTTTTATTTCAGGTACTTCAACCTCTTTAATCTTTTCAAACTCCCATAGTCCTTTTTCTGCACCTTGATTAATTAAATCTACTACACCTTTTTCTATTGCTTTTCTTACTGCAAAGGTAACTGGTTCATTTTTAGCATAACCAGCTTCTACTTCTAATAACATTGTATCAGTATCAAAGTACTTAAATATATCTCCACCAATTGATGTAGAAACTATTGTTTTCTCAACACTAGTTGAAATTACTACTTCACCAGTTTGTACATTTACTAATCTTAATATAATGGTTACAATATCTTGTCTATATTGTTTATTACTTTGTATACCTAAAATTCTAGCACCAAGACCACCTGATTTAATATCACTATCATAACCTACAATACCACCTGTGATATAGGCACCAGCAAATAGTAATGGTGGTAAAGGTTCTGCACCTTCTCCATTAACTTGTTGTCTTGTAGACCTAATCAATTTTCTTTCTTGTAATAGACTAGGTAAACTTGTTCTTTCTACAACTCTAAACCATTTACCATCACCTGCGTCTGCAAGTGCTTTAATTAATAACTGATACGATCCTTGAGTAACCGCTGTACTCATAGACGCAAAAGAACCACCAGGTTTCTTTTGTCCTGTCATATCTAAAAAATCATACACAGCAATTATAACTGGATCACCTTCTGGTGCTTTTATAGTTGATAAGTCTTTATAAGCAACTGTTTGAGTTCTTACATCAAACTTTGGCTTTCCTGCACAACCAGCCAGCAACAATGCTAGTAAAAATATTCCTATGTATTTAATCATTATGAGTTGTCTTCTTTCGGCAACGTAAATGTTGTTACCGTTCCATCAGACTCGGTTACGGTTACTACTACATTACCTGTTCCAGATGGTGTTGTCCAAGTTACCACTTCTCCACCAATAGGTGATGTAAATGTTCCTGAGTCTTGTTGTAGACCATCTGTACCGAATACGTTGTCTGTTATTTGTTTAGCAAGAGCTGTGTAAAATCTTGCTTCTAAATTTGCTTTAAATTTTGATATAGCTGTTGCTTTAGCATCCGCTTCTGCCTTTTCTTTAGCAGCTTTATCGGCAGCTTTGATAGCGTCTTTTCTAGTCTTCTCAATGTTCTCTATTGTTAAATAGTGTGATGATTTACCTTTACCACTAAACGAAGGACTCCCAAATTCAAAGGTAAGTTCACTCGCATATACAGTAGAAGATAGAAATAATACAGCAAATATACTGGAAATATACTTCATTAAACCTCTCTCTTAATGCTATTATTTATAATAAATATAATGTATGAAGTTGAATTATATAAAGAAGTGGTCAATATATTTGACGCTAGTGGTTTTACTGACAATTTATTTGGTCAATCCAGTATTGCTTCAGATAGCAAAGTTAAATACATTTGATTCCTACCAAAAATTTGGAAAGAATTATGAATCCAAAAGTCTAGTACTCTTGGACATATCGGATCAAGCCTTGAAAAAGCAAGGTCAATGGCCTTGGAAAAGAGACCTATTAGGACGTACAATAATCAATGCGTATAAAAATGGTGCCGCTCTAGTAGTTTTACAAGTTGTCTTTCCATATAAAGATAGATTAGGTGGTGATGAAATGTTTTTAAAAATGATTTCAAAATATCCAGTCATACTTACTGAAACGGATGAAGTAAAAAATCTACAAAGTATTTCACGTAAAGCACTTGCAATAGGAAACGTATCTGTACCTGTTGATATTGATGGTACAATAAGAAAACTTCCATTAGATGGTTCTATACCTAAAACAATTTTAGATGTAATTAAATTTAAAACAAACGCTGAAGAAATATGGATAGATTTTAGACATCATATTCCTAGAATAGATTATACAGATAAAGATTGGTCATCTATGAAAGGTAAAATAGTTTTTATAGGTACTACATTTAAAGGTTCAACATTTGTTACCACTCCTAATGGTTTAAAAAATACACACGAAATTATGGCAATAAGCACAGAAACTTTATTGTCTAAAAATTTTATTAGTAGACCACAATGGATAAAATATTCTGAATTGGCATTTATATTAGTAAGTATTTTATTTTTTGTAAAGACTATACCTCGTTGTAGTGTTAAGTGGTCTGCAATATGGTACGCTAGTTATGTAGGTGATATAGGTATTATGAGTGCTTATCTATGGTCACAACATTTAATTTTAGTTGATTGGTTTAGTCCACTTGTTATAGGTTCTATTGTATGGGCACAATTAACTTATGAAAATTATGCAAAAGAAAATAAATTAAGATTGCAAATTAAAAAACAATTTGAACACTATCTATCTCCAGATATGGTTAAGAAACTGCAAAAAAATCCATCTCTATTAAAACTTGGTGGTGAAAGAAAAGAGTTAACGTTTTTGTTTTCAGACATTAGAGGTTTTACTCCTATATCAGAAAAGTTTAAAGGTGAACCAGAAAAACTTACTCAATATGTTAATAAGTTTTTAACTGCAATGACTGATATAATATTAAAAAATGGTGGTACTATTGATAAGTATATGGGCGATTGTATAATGGCTTTTTGGAATGCACCGCTAGATAATGCTGAGCATAAAAGATTAGCAGTTAAGTCAGCTCAAGAGATGAGAAAAAAACTTAAAGAGATGACATTTGATCCACCTCTAAACATAGGTATTGGTATCAATACAGGCCCTTGTCTTGTAGGTAATATGGGTAGTGAACAAAGGTTTGATTATTCTGTTATAGGTGACGCTGTTAATTTGGCAAGTAGACTAGAAGGTGTAAGTAAAAACTATGATACTAACATAGTAATTAGTGAGTTCACACGTAAAGATTTAACTGGTTTTGATTGGTATAAACTAGATGATGTAAAGGTTAAAGGTAAAGAGGAAAAGGTTACTATCTATTCTATTAAATAGAAGCAATTACAAAGACACTCATAACTATAATAATAGTTAAGATTGCCACAATACCTGCTAGGGTATAAAGTATTTTCATTTTTTATCGTTTAATTTATTAATTAATTCAAACGCTACTTTTACTTTTTCTTCCAATACTTTAATTCTATAATGTGCTTGAGCTAAGGTAACTATTAGTAAAATAAATGCCACAAAAATTGGCCACATCTTACTGATTATAGTAATTACCTCTAGGTCCATTTAGTCTTTCTTATTCAGTTTCCTTTTTCTCTTTTTTCTTATCTTCTGGCTCGTAGTATTCTTTATATTGTTCTAACAAATCGTTAGTGTGTTTTAAATGTGCTCTTATTTGAGCAAAGTTTTTTGCGATTAATTGGAAGTCTTTATCACTTAAACCAAATAATACTGGATCAAGTCCTTCTGCTTCCATTTTTTGAAATACTTCCGTAGCATTTTCAGAAGTAATAATAATCCATCTCAACTTTTCTAGTTCAGGCATAGTAGGCTTCTTCAAGTCTAACTTTTGTCTAGGTTCTTCTAGTTTAAATATACTTAACTTCTTCTCTCCTACAGAGCAGCCTGTTAAAAGTCCTATGAAAATTATACTAATTATTATACGGTACATAATTCGGGTTCGCTATTGATGGACACTCTCTATTAATTTCTGATTTTTTAGTTGCGTTTAGTTCTTGTTCGGTAAGTGGTGACCCACCTGCTATTTCAACACATCTTATTGCTTTATCACTTGCACCATTAATTATTCTTTGTATTGTTTCAGTCTTTTCTATTGCAAGTTTACCAAAATCTCTTCCACCTTTGTTAAATCTTTTATCTAAATCATCTAAATCTTTTTTTAAATTTGCAACAAGTTCGTTCATCTTATTGTTTGCTGCTAAAATTTCTTTAAAGTCTTCTTGCTGTTTAGCAATCAGCTCCTTTTGAGAGCTGACTGCTTCTTCAAGTTTAATTTGATTGGCTTTTAAAATAGCATTATCGGAACGTAATTTCATTACGTACATACCAGCACCTGCGATACCAGTAATCAAAATTCCAACCATTACCATTCTAATTGTACCAAACATTTTATTAGTCTTTCTTTAATATAGCCCAAGCGCCATAAGCAATTGCAGCCCAAGCAGCAATTTTGGCTAACGGACTAAAAAACAAAACCACAACACCTAAACCGATTAATACTCCACCGTGTAAAGATGTTAGTTCTTTAATTCTTCCTTTAATAAACTCCATATTTTTTGTCTCCTTTTTACTTAATCTTAGCGTTGACTTTACGGTGTTTATTCCACGCAACAAAGCCACCTAGTCTTAACGACCAGTATGCTAAGTAGTTCATAAGATAGAAACCATTTACTCCAATATTAATATCTCTAAAGATTTCATCTGCTCTTTTTTGAGATATAATACCAAGGGTATCTGCCTTATTTATTTTTAATAGTGTCTGGTACTTATAAGCATAATCGTGTACCAATCCACCCATTAAAAGCACTCCAACTGGTGATAAAAATGTATGCAAGAATTTTGGTATACTTGCACCATCAAATTTAAAACCTGCTGGTATGACGTACTTAACGTCATTTATTTCGTAATTAAAATCTTCTGTAATTTCCCAATGTCTAACACCAAGTAACCACAAAAGTATTCCTTTAAAAAATCCTTTGCCTTTTGTTCTTATAGGTATAGGTCTCATAACTGGCATTTTTGTATAACTAAAGTTATGACATTTAGGTTTCTTTTTATCAAATAGGTTGATAATAAATCCTGCTATTACAACCAAAATTAATATAGACCACATCCAGAATTTCATTGCTAAACTTATTAATAGTTCCATTTATTTCCTCTTCGTTTTTATACTGGCAGTTGGTTGAGCACCTCTTACGTGAACCATTCCCCCCATAGTATTTTCTTTCTTGCCTTTTTTTGGATCGGCAGAAACCATAGGTCTTTGATTTACAGCACCTGTATAAGCAGCGTGTAAACCTACACCTCTAACATTTTTTCCACCAGCTCTTTTCTTTGGTGGTGTATCGCCTAAACTAGCAATAGGTTGGTGGTTTGAATAGTTTCCTATTCTAACTCCTGTTGTTCCTATAAACTCTTTAAACGATTTCATAGTTTTGCTTTCTCTTTAATAGTCTTTTTTCTTTTAGGAGTTTCTATTTTTATCTCCTCTTTGACTACTCCAGAAATTTCGTCAATCTTTTCTTCTAATTTATTTATTATACTTTCAATACCTTTCAAAACAACATTGTTATTATCATTACTTTCTTGTACTTTTCGTTTTAACGTACCTAAAATTGGATCTTTTTTCTTCTTTTTATCCACACCTGGTTCGTGCTTTGGAGGCAACGCTACATTACCACCATCGCCTACTGCATTTGTTGGAGCATCCTCATCAATCTTGTTGATGATTTCATCCATCATTGATTTATAACTTTTCATAGTCCATTTCAGATACCAATTGATTATTTTTTTCATAGATGTCTATACCTAAACAGGTCATTACTGGTTCATCATCTATATCTGGTATCTCCCTTACTTCGTTTAATAGTTGTTCATACTGATTGGTTTCTTTCAAGTATGTTATAACACCTGCTTCTATAGCGTCTTTGTGTAATAACAAATTTTTATCTTCTCTTAATACCATTGCTAAAGCAGCTGCAAACGAACCAAATCTACTTCCTAAACCTACTCGTTTAAGTATTCGTTTCATATTAAAAACAAATCTATGTAATATAGTATATGCTTTCTTATCTTGTCTGTCTTTGAGTTCTTTTCTTTTTTTCAATACATTACCGTTCTTATCAATTATACCTCGTTTGAAAGCCTCTTGTCTTTCCCAAGGTGTAACCATAAGTTTTAATATTCTATACGTAATTAATGTATCTATTACTCCAGCCATTATAGTTCCTTTAGCATATCCTTTATTTTATCGTCTTCGTCAATGTCTCCTAGTTCGTGAGCATATAAAAACTTTAAATAATTTAATATAGTTTTTAATACTGACCAATATTCTTTTTCAATCTTAAATAATAACAAGGTGACCGCAACGTCAGCACCAAATACATTTTGCAAAACTATGATATGATTAATAATTAATCGTATCTTTACTTCGCCTGTAGTATGGTACTTACGAAATAACCTTTTAAGATATTTAAATCGCTTTAAGTCTTCTTCAAACTCCACATCTCGGTCAAGAGATGTATTATCATAATTATCCTTAGCAAAATGCAACCAATTATCTTTGGTTATTTCTTCCATTGTACTACACTAATTTAGCGTAGACTTTGGAACTTCCGTTCTTTAACGTTTCGTAAGATACTTCTAAATTTAAGCCGCCTTCTTTTTTATGTGATATTCCATCATCATTTAAATCGCTACCATCAGTATCTTTTCCAAATCTACCACCGAATTGACTTACTTTTGCACTTACTTTTCCACTAGTACCTTCCATATTTACTGGTGATACTGTTAAACCTATTCTGTTTAGTTTTTCTCTTAAACTATCAACAGCTTGTTGAGGTTTAATGTACTCTAGGTCTGCAATTGAACCAACAAAAGCATTAACTCTTTCTAGTACATCTTTATCGTGGATATTATGAACACCAATGTTGCCGTCTTCTACAGCGTTAACTTCTGGTGTACCAACGTTACCTTTTCCATATTTGGATTGTTCCTTTATGTGTTGTTTTAACGTCTTCATTTTCTCCTCTTTTTTTATTTCTACTGTGTCCGTTTTAGGACAATCAGCGTTAATTAATTCTTCTTCAAAATCGTCTAATTGTTTATCTTCTGCAAAACTTTTAAACTTTTTTATCATTTTTTTCTACTGGATTTCCGCCAGCCATTTCTATTAACTTGTTTACTTGTTGCATAGCACCATTTAAAGCATTTAAGTTTGCTTTCATCTGTGCTAAATCCACTTCAACTTGTTTAATATTAGCGCCTAACTTATTAAAATCACTTTGTAATTCTAACTTTTGATTCGTTAGGGTATTCAAATCTATTGTTGCCATTCTTTAATACTCCTATAATATAATTACGCTGTTGCGTATCCGTTACCAGCAATAATGTTCCAGTTTGAATTCTTAAACATTAAGGTTACAGTTTCTCCAGGTGCGTTTAATAATACACTTGTATAACCTCTTAAATTTGTAGGTGTTATAGTTTGTGTATATGTTCCTGATGTTGCTGTATTAATGATAACTTTAACTTGTCCGTTTGAACCATCTGCTAAACTACAAGTTGCTATACCAGCAGTTCCATTAATTTCTGTTACCGCTGATTCTACATCAACCGTTAATGCTGATGAGCCATCACTTACTAGTGATTGACTAACCTGTGCCATACCGATCCAAGATGGAACGTTATGAAATACATTTTCCGCTGATACTTTTTTGTTGATTGGTGTTCCTGATGGATCATCAATTACGTGGAATAAATCCACACTTGCTAATGCGTTACCTAAATCGGTAAGCTGGGTGACTTTTTTGTCTGCCATTTTTATCTCCTATTAACCCTTTCGGGAATGCTACTTGCGCCAGTTGACGCAATCACTTTGTTTATATAGTTATTTATAAGGGCAACCTATATAGGTCGCCCCTATATTATTGTTTATTAAGCAGCGTTTGTTAATGCTACTATAGTTTCGTATTGGACTCTACCACTTCTACCACCAGAACCAGTTGTCTTTAAGTTCCAACCTGCGTGAGCAGCACCAGCTGGTACTTCTCCATCTGCATAGTTGAATAAACCTAAAGTTATTCCTGTGATAAAGTTATCAGCAGTTGCGTCTTCAAATAAGTTTGTTCTATTTGCTGACGTGAACGCTAATTTAGCAGCCGCACACGCCCATAAAGGTGCGCCAGCAGCCGAGTCTGCACTTGAATGTGATGACATAGTATTCTCTCCTCTAAATGTTATCTTTGTTTAAAGTACTCAATTCTTAATATATGTGTATATTTATATGTAGGAGGTGTTTAATAACCTAGTTTTTTTAACTCGGCTATAGTTTTAGACGCTGTGGTATGTACTATTCCTATACCACCTCTTGCTCTAAACTGTTGTACGTTTGCTGGATAATCGTCAATTAATACTGCAGGACTTCTATAACCTGTCTGAGCATAGTTTTGTTTCTGACTTCTCATAACTAGATTAACTCTATTAGTACCTAAACCTAAATTTTTAGCTGCCCATTTCATCTTACCTGGTTTACAATTAGGATCTCTATCTGTATAAGCTGAAAGTAATGCTGGTTTATATTTGCTAATGAAATTCCAAAGTTGTTTTCCATCACGCATCCAAGGAAGGTCTTCCCAAAATCTTTTATCGTTTTTAATTGGATTCCATTTATCTGCTTTAGTTAAACTCATCCATTTATTAATAGGCACACCTGTTGCTTTTTCAGCACCTCGTTTAAAGTCTGCTAAAACTCCGTCCATATCGCAATATATAAATGGAAGAGGCATAATGAAACTTGCCTCCTAAGCGGTATATTTAATCTCTGGCTTTGTATCTACTTTTGTAGCAGGTTCACCTGTCATAGTTTTACCTTTACCTTTTTCAGATTTTTCTTTTTCTTGTTTAAGGTATTTCATCACGTAGTCTTTGAAACCTGGTTTGTCAACGTCTTCTTTTTTAACGTCTTTCTTTTCTTCTTCTTCTTTCTTTTCAGCTTTATCTCTTAAAAGTTTATGAGCAAGACCAACTGTTAAAGGAACTTCACCTGTTTCTTTATCAGGTGTAGGTTTAACTGCTTTGTTCTTTTCATTTTCTAATTTAACTTTTAATTGATTAACTTGTCCTTGAAGAGTTAAAATTTGTTTCTCCATAGCTTCAGGATCTTTTTTAGGTTCTCCTGGTGCGCCATCTTGTCCTGTTTCTTTATCTCTTAATGCTCTTATCTTTGCAATTTTAACACCTGGTTTATTATCTTTTTTAATTGCTGGAATAGCGTCTTCTTTTTTAGTTTCTACTTTGTTTTTAGTAGGTAATAGTTTTGAGTCGCCTCTCTCTTCTGTATCTTTAGCAGCCTCTCCCCACATACCTTTAATAGTATTTTCTAAATTTTCTTTTTTCTCTTTAACAGATGGATCTTTTTCTGCAACTCTATATCCAAATCTATATTTTGGTTTTCTACTTTTAGCAAAACTACCTTGTCTTGTAGATGTATTAGCTCCGCCTCTTTCTTGTAGTTCGGATCTTAAATCTGGATTCTCTACTGGTCTTTCTGATTCTACTCCTGATATAGCGAAAGCAGTATCATTATCTTCTTTTAATTTTTTACTATCTACGTTTTGCTTTTGTACTTTCTTAGCGTCTTCGTCTTTAGTTTTTTTGATATTGTCTACTTTGTTAAAGAAAGCTGACTTTTCTTTTGGTGTCATTGCACCAATGCCTTTACCAGCTTTATCTAGTTCTTTTTTAAATTTATCTTGGTAACCATCTTCTGGAAGATTTTTATTAATTGTATCTTCAAGACTACCTGGTTTATGTTTTAAATAATTACTCATTTTACTTTCTTTTATCTCCCCTCTTATGTTGCATCCAGATTCGCTCAAAAGTCTTTTGGGGACCTGTACGACTATTTATACTCTCATCTCTTTTGATAGCCTTAGCAATATCGTGTGCTTTCTTAATAGTTTTCTTTTCTAATGGTGGCTCATCTTTCATAATTTCTTTAGCCTTTGCCATACCAATTGCGTGTGCTTTATCCTCTTGTTTCTTTTGTGGAGGAATCTTACCGTCTTTATTTGGCACACAATTAGGTACTTCTTTACCATCTTTTTCTTTCATACCAACTTGCGTATAACCTTTCCAACAAGCTTCTATTAAAGCTTCATCTGTACCTTCAACTAATTTTGATAGATGAGGTATGTTTGCTTGTTTGATAGCTAATTGAGTAGGTATATCCATTCTCTTAATCATAGCTCTTACAGCAGGAGTAATATCTTTTGCTGTCTTCATTGACCAAGTTTTCTTAATGTTATTAATTTGTGTAGGATTTAATCTACTCTTTAAATAATCTGTATCTTCTTCTACTTCTCTTTTACCTTCTGGTTCTGGTAACTTTTGTTCAACGGGAGATGTATTTCTACCCATTTTATTAATCTTGAATCCTTTAGCTCTTAATTTCTGTGCTTTGTTTTGTAAATCTTGTAATGTTTTTGCGTCTTCAAAGCCTGCGTGTTTTCCATACTTGTCATCATAAGATAATCTGAAAGGCATTTTTGCTTCTTCTAATTCTTCATTTTGATTCATTAATGAATAGTAACCTGTTTGATTACCATACATCTTTTTAAATGTAGCAGGTTCTTTTTTAGCAATTAAATCCATTACATATTCTCTTGGAGCAGTATCACTAGCTTTTAAATGCTTTTTCAACTCATCATATTTTTTAGATTTTAATAGGTCAACAGACTTTTGAAACATCTGTTTATCCATACCACCTTTTGCTACTTTCTTTTGTAATTCAACAGCAGCATTTTCTTCTAATTCTTCTTTTCTCATTTGTGCCAACTGGGCAGCATTCGCTCCGTGTTTGGAAATAAGTCTTGCTTGCGCTAACATTGACACAAATGGAATATTTGCTTTTAATATCTTAATTAAAAGCTGTTTATTCTTATCAAACTTATCAAATATACTCATCAACTTGGTAGCGTTAGGACCACTTATAGTTTTACCTCTTAATGGTTCATACTCTTTTTTAAGTTGATTTATTTGAGCGTCTGAAAATTCGTGTAATGTTTCTTCGCCAAGTATTCCTTTTACAGTCTTGACATTTATTTTTAATTTCTTAGCAATCTCTTCTGGAGATTTACCTTCTTGATCCATCGTGTAGATATCTTTCATTCTACCTTCATCAAACATATCTTCTTTAACTGTTTTAACTGGTTCAGTATTCATCCAGTCTTTGTGGGATCTTTTTGGGTGTTCTTTATCACAATCGTGACCTTCTCTTACTTCCGCAAGAGCCACACTCATAGGTTTTTGATACCTACTTTTCTTCCACTTTTCTAGTTCTTCTTTTAAGGATCCCATTTTAGTATCTTCTTTTGTATAGATGTCCGCCGTGTGTATCAAACATACGTCTTAAACTATCCATATAATTTCTATCTAATACGTTTCCTCTTGGACCTTTTGCAGGTGCATTAACTCCAGCAGCCTTTAAAACATCTCCTGAAACCTTGTCTATAAAAGCGTGGATACTTCTTTTTTGTCCTCGTTCCATATCCCAGATTTTAATGTATTTAGGACCAATGGAAGTTGAGTAATCTCTTTTTTGGTCTTTGTATAGGTTAGCAAATTGTGGATGGTTCTTAATTTTTTCTCTACCAATTTTAATGTAGTCGTCTACACCTTTCATAACCATTGATGAGCTTTCCGCTACCCACAAATTATGTACGTATTCTTTGTAATTAGTTGCCATTTCTCTCTCTATAATTTCTCAATCATCTTAGCGACTACTTCGTTTAGTTTAGATTTCCATTCTTCTGCGTATCGCTGCTTATATTTATCTATTACCGACTCTGAAGCGGCCCATTCTTTTACTTCTTTCTTACTTAACTTATCTTCTCCTACTTTAGCATCCGTTGCTTTACCAGGGTGAGATATGTATGGATCAGTAGGTTTTCCACGGTCTTTTGAGTCAACAGGAGGTGCGTCTTCTTTCTCTCCTGGTGTTATTTGTTTACAATGATTAGCATAATCAGCACCTATTTCATAAGATTCTTCTTTCTTTGATACTGCTTTGAAACCATAATCAATGTCTAGGTTGTATTCTCTTATTACTGGTTCTTTATCAGCTGCAATTGGAATACAATCCCATATCCAACATTTGTGTAAATTATTATTCTCTTCTATTACAACATAGTTCGTACCTCTTCGTACTACTTTACCTTCTTTGTCTTCTTTAAGATACTTAACTTTGTCGCCTATGTTAAATATCATTTCTCTAACATATAAATCTCTAACTTGTTTTTGTTCAAATTGTTGTAGTGTCATAATAGGTTTTGAAGTGTCTTCTTTATACTCTTCTTTTAAACCCATACCTTTTCTTACTGCTTTAAATAGTCCATCAACATCTCTAAAACCAGATGGTAGGCCTCTCTTAAATGAAGCTATATCATCTTTAGAAGCTGCGTCCCTCATCTTACTTGCACTCATACCTGAAGCACCTTCAGCGTCTGGATCTCTTTCACCAGCAGATATAACATCTATTGTTTTAAAGTTATAATAACCGTGTCTATTTCTTTGGTCATTATATTTTTTAAGTATAGTATCAAACTCTCTTACTCTATCGCTACCTACTACAAATTTAAGAACATTATAACCTTTCTTATATAGCATAGTTGCAATATCTAATATCATATTTGTTGTATTGATTTCAATGTTTCTAGCATATTGAGGAAACATTTGTTTCATATACTTTAACTTATCTCTAACTGATAATGGATTCTTTTTACTATCTTCTGACCTGCTTAAATATATTTTATAATTTCTATCTGCTCTTACAACTCTATTAATAAGTTTTTCGTGACCTATTGTAGGTGGATTAAATCTTCCAAATGTAATTGCAATAGACTTATCAGCAACAGCTTCAGTTTTTAAACTATCTATTTCAGCATCCGTAACCTTGTTATCATCTAATATATCTTTACACTTCTTATAAAATTTTAAGTAATGATATTTTTCTAATAACTTATAGATAACTGCTTTAGGTAATCTATTTTTAATACTAAACTTTTTAATTTGTTCAGGCGTCATATCAGAATCAAACGCAGCTCTTCTAGCAGTTAATACATCATCTCCAATATCAACAATATCTTTTAAAGACTGTTCAATCTCTTCTAACTTTTCATTAATCTTATCTTGTAAATTTAAAACTTCGTCTGTAGACAAACCTTTTAGTTCATCATAGTCTATAATATCTCTTTTTAATTCTCCTTTAACTATGTCTATCTCTTGTACTTTTCTTTGATACGCTGATAGATAGTCTTTCATATCAAACGTAAAATCTGCTGGTCTTTTAGTAAACATATTACCTCTATAATCAAACACAGCATCCGCTTTATCTTCTTGGTCTTGATGAGTTTTAGGATCAGTAATAAAATAATAGTTAATAGGATGTTGTGTACCAGGTATTAATGTTCCATTAACTTTCTCTGGACTTTTAGCAGATAGATACTTTTGAGATAATCTTAATCTCTCTTCTTCTTGTTTCTCTACTGGCACATCAAACAATACATTGAAATCTAAATCAGCGTCATTTCTATATCTCTTTGTAAGTATAGAACCAACTAAACTAACTTTTAAAACAGGATATTCTTTACTAAATTCTTTAAGTTGATTATCAATCATTTCTCTAACACTAGATTTTATTTTTGGATTACTAGTTGCGTGGTCGTCAAATACACCAGGAGCATATGTAGTCCTAGGTGCGTCTATAACAGCCTCATTTAATTTATTCTTGTACATCTTTTCCTTTTCCATCCAGTTTTTTGCAACATAACTTTTAACTGGTGCTCTCATATATCGTCTAACTATTCTATCACAATTTTGTAAAGTTCTTGTAACCAATTCTTGGTCTGACTTGTTGTTATCAACAATCATCATATTACTCATACCAAATAATCTTTGAAACTTACCTATATTAGCTTGTACTTTCTCCCAAGATGTTTGTACAATATATTCTGGTATAGTTCTACTTCTTATTTTATTTCTTTCTAACGCAACAGGTAAAGTTGTATTAACAAATATCATATAGCAATCATAGCCTAATGCGTGTAGCATTTGATACTCACTATTAATTCTATCATAATCTCTTCCAGTTGCGTCTATAACTAAACCTAATCTTCCTGAAACATAAGCGTCTAATTGTTTATTCATTAAACCTTTTGCTTTGTTTCTTATAATATCTCTAAAATACTTTTCTTGGTCAGGCATTTTATCTGAAAGACCTGCCTTTTTCAATCCTCTTTCAAATGCTGTATCAGAATTGACAAACTTTAATCCAGTTCCAGTAAAAGTATTAGCAGCTATAAATGATTTACCACTACCAGGTCCTCCTGCCATAAAGAAGGCTTTAAATATACCTGGATCGTATATACCTTCCTGTAATAAAAATTCTTTAAACTTCATCTTACCATCCTACATAGTTGTTATGTGAAACTTCTGGTTCTATATCCATAAACTCTAACACATTTTCCCAACTATCTTTTATAAAACTTATGACACCTTTTACAAAGTTCATAATTTTGTTTTTAATATTTGTTAAGGTTTGATTTATTCTATCTAATACTTCTCTTCCTTTTGCTTTAATAGTATCAAACCAACCTTCTGTTAATAAGCCTTCTTGTTTTAACTCTTCTTGCAACATATTAAATTCAGTATCAGCAATTTGTTCAGATACTAATCCAATCACACCCCAATATCTATAGTAACCTGTTTTAGTTCCAGAAACTTTTTGAGAAGAAGACTTAAATCTAACTTCTGGTCTAACTTGTTTTGCTAAATAATTTACATATGTTTTATTACTTGTCTTATGTATTCTATTATTAACACCATTAAAATCTGTAACCAAAATATAATCTGCTGTTCCATCATTTCTATTAAACTTAATGTCACCAGATATAGCTTCTTCTACAAAGTAATAAGGTATCTGTCCACCACTAGCAAATTGTTCTTTAATTTGTTTTTTTAATTTATGATTTAATGCATTTGCTTTATTTACTATTTCATCTTTCTTACTCTTAATAAGACTTCCTAAATTACCTTTGACCTGTGCTGTAGTAGACGGTGCTAAATTTTTCAAACCTTCTTGTATCTCTCTAACTATTCCTGTTGGTCTTTTACCTGACCTCTCTACTGCATTATAATATAATGCCATTGCCTCATACTTACCACCACTTGTTAATTGTGCTGGTCCTGTTTTTAAAGATACTTTATGTCTACCTATTATCATATCTGTTTTAGGTGTTTTAGTTCCACCTGGAACTTTACCACCTGGAAAATACTTGTCCCACTTTCTACTGTTTGTAGGATAAGAACCTGCTGGCATTCTTGCCTTACCAGATACTTTTGCTTTTTTCATAAACTTAATTATATTATCTACAGCCTTTTTGTCAATAGATTTTACAGTATGTTTATCTCCATTCATACCATCTACAATTGCTTTCTCCATATCAAAAGCTCTTGACGTTGATACTTCTTTAAATGTTTGTATTGCCATTAACTCCATCCTTTCGGCATTGTAAAGTTTGCTCTACTAAATTCTAATCTATCTACTAGTTTAACTGCACCACCTACTCTATCAACAGCAACAAAACCTTCTGGTGATGTTATTCTATATCCTTTAGGTGTTCTTATATAATGTCCTATCTGTTGTATCTGACTCATCTTTTGCACTAAAGCATTCTTTGCATTTTGTAAAGTTATATAACTTGCTATTGCAAAATATAAAGATGTTTTATTTCTATTAATAAATCTTAAACCATCTGCTAATGCTTGTTTATATTTTACTTTACCTTTATCAGTTTTTCTAGAGTCTATTTCTGCTTGTAAAGTATTCTCATAATAATCTCTAAACAATTTCTGTAAAGAAGCAACCTTACCCATACCACCTTTTGTATTCTTTATATAATAGTTAAAGAAACTTTTTAATCTAAAGCCTACTGACAATGGATCACTAGCATTACTAGTCATTTCATCCAGTATACTTGAACCTTTATATAAAGAACCTTCTGCCATTCTTATTAGACCATCAAATTGTTTTGTTTCTGACTTCGTAAACATAGCACTTCCAGAATGGTCTTTATAAGCTGCACTTGCAACCCATACTCTTGCATTACCTGAACCGCTAACATTACCAAAATTTGCACTTAAACTTTTCATAGTCTTACCACTATACAATGTGTGGAAAACTATACCCATTTTAGAACGAGCAATTTTTCTTCCTATATCACTATCAATTGGTACTGCATATGTAATTGTATTAGGTGTAAAAGTTATCATCTTTTGTCCATCAATAGACGCAACTTTTCTATCATCTGTATATAACAAATCACCTTGTAGTATACCTTTAATGTTTAATGTTTTTAAATGTGCTAAACATACTGCTAGTTTACTAGCAACAGCACCTGTATGGTTCTGTCTTATGTCTCCAGTTGTGTAATTGATTTTTGGATTAACGTTGAATACAGATTTTGTACCAACAAAGAAACGACCGTTTTCAGGATTAACTCCGCATATTATTGCTGGAGCACCATCCCATTTAACAGTTGTATTAAATTTGCCACTAGTATTACCAGCCAGCATATCTCTTACTGACTTTAAAAAACTTATAGCATTTTGCCCACCTTTAGAACCTTTATTAATTATCTCATCTTCTAAATGTTCTATGTGAGTGTTTTTGTCCTGTGTGAAAAAACTTTTAAAACTAAACATTGTCCCTCATTTATTCCATTAGTATAATCTATCATCACGCACCCATTAACAAATCATACTAATATTTATATGATTTAATAGTTTAGTTTATACATAAATGTTTAACAACGCCACCGTTTTCTTGCCATACCTTATGTTTATTCTGAAATTTCGCTAACTTATCAGCGTCTTCTTCAAAAAAGCATTCTTTTATGATAGAACCAGTAGGTTTTTCTATGACTTGCCAGACTATTTTTCTACCCTTTTTAACTGGTTTAGTTTCATAAGAAAGTGTAAACTTATGTTTAGCAGGTCTCTTATCGCCTTTTCTAAATCGTACCTTTTGTTTCTTTTCAGCCATTGTTTATATAGTTTATTGCCTCTTTATGTTTTATCAAATTCATCTTATCCATTACAGCCTTTTTATCAGCTTCAAAATAATCTAATTTTGATTTAAACTCTTTATCTAATTGTGAGTATCTTTCTTTTGCTATATCGTTGTCAATTTTATTTAACCCATACAATATAACAATCCAATTAAATGCTTTAAACAAAACGTATCCACTATCCCCAGCGAAATCATCTTGACAAGGTAATCTAGTTTTCCATAAGTCTAGTTTCTCTTGTAAAGTATCAGGTATAGGCATATCTTTTATGTCTTGCCAAAATTTAGTATCGTTTCTATCAGTAATATAATGTAGTGCTACAAAATCTCTAATGTTATTATTAATACTTGTAATATTTTTATTGTACCACTTGATAGTACTATCGTCATAAGATAATATATTTTGACTTAAAACATATGCTGATTGAATAGAAGAACCAATTGAGGATGCCTCTAAAGGTTCTATAAAGTTAGCACTTAAACCAACTGCAACACAATTTTTAATCCAAGTATCTTTTAAAGCACCTGGATCAAACTTAATATGTTTCTTAACATCTATTTCATATCCTAATTCTTTTTCAACTTCTTCTTTTGCTTGTTCTGGTGTTAT